GGCCAAGCTCGAGGGTCCATTTGCGCAGGCTCGTCAATGGTGACCCCATCATGGTAAAGCCCCCGGAGTCGGTCGTAATTGTCAGCACCGTACAAACGTATCCGGGCTCCGTTTGGATATTCAACCCACAACTCCGATTCCGACATCTGCAAGCCAGGTATCGGCGCAGAATAATATTTCAAATAGCTCCAAGCGACGTCCTTTGCCTGACTGTAGGTCGGCGCGATGTAAGCAAACCGCGGAGGACGTCCTGCCCTATTCGAACAATCAATCGTTAGAGCCGCTCGAATTTTATCGTTTATGCATCCAACAGTCTTACCAAACCGACGATGAGCAACGATCTTGGCAAATCGCTCTTCGCGATCGTGATAAGCTTCGAACTGTGCCCGCGGCTTATAAGGAATAACTACTTTAGCCACGTGACCGTCAGAGGTCCGCCATCAGCTCCAGTCACTTCCGACTTCTCACTCAATCCAAGATCGCGGGCAATAATATTGGGATTCAATAGGCCAGCAGCAGCGCCTTGGAACTTCTGGGTTCGAATAATTTCTTCCGCACATGTAGTGATCGGCAAGAAATCTTCGCGCTCTCTATATTCTCCCCATCCCCTAACTGAAATATCTAAGAAAATACAAAGACTTGATATCGTCATGGCTCGCATCTTAGGAAGCGGCTCGACTTTCACGTTGCCTTGGTATGCGAACGCTTCTGCTTCATAAAGAGGATTGGCCTCAATCCAGTCGAAATATTCGCAGCAGGCATTCCAGAGGACATCAGGCGATTCAAAGATCGGCTTCCGGCCATGAGAGCTACGGGCCATCCAGAAGCTATTACCGAGCGGTGCGGCCATGCAGCTTCAGTGTTGGTTTGATACTATTCACGTTATGCTCTTGATACTCCCCGCACCAATGCTCTCGACTGCAGCGAGTTGGAACCGGATACCTTCTACATGATCCATCGTATTCGCCGTCTTTCGGACGGGCGTAGATGCAGGTTTGACAGGTCACTTGATCTTTCCAAGAACGCCGCGGGCCCTGGCTTTGATCTTGCTTTCCATGGCCGGCGAGATGTTTCCAGCGCGCTCTGATCTCGTGGCGCCTGATATCGCCAGTCTGGCATGATTTTGATCATTGACCGGAAAACTACGGTTCGGTCCTGCGAATTGGCTCTTTGGCATAGATTTGCGCTTGCCCGCACTCAGCTTAGCCATGACCTTCCCCGGTATCGTTCGTAAATTGGCCGAATACCTGCATCAAATAATCAACTTCCGAATGAACCGAGGCCACGATGTTCTTGCCGACCTGCTTGGCTTGCTGAGCCCGTTGCAAAGCCTCTGCCAGTTCTCCAGGAAGCCGATCGAAGTCAGCCTTGAGCGCCTGCATCTGGTCCTTGAAGGATTGCCCTACAAATCCCGCTCCCGTCACGTTCAACCGCTGTACGGCTCGCCCAGCCGGTTTGGCGAGCGCTGTAGAGCCGTTCAATGTCAGGGGCGGAATGGGGGTTTCAGACATCTTGTGCGTTGCAACCTTTCGGATTGCCTTCTCGATCGTTTCCTGATTAGCCATCGGGTCGACCGCGACTAAGAGACCGTTCCAGCCGAACTGTTGCCGGTCCGCGATCGTGTCCATTCTCAGGGTTTCAATTCCTGGAACATCAGCCAAAGCAAGCTTCAGCTCGGCAATGGACATCGGGTTGGTCATTTACCGCGTTTCGGATTGTCAAAAACCATGTTCGCGATCACGAAAATCAGGCCGATGACGGAGATAATTCCTATCGTCCAGTAGATTTTTTCCATGGCGCGCTCCTGTTGAATGCAAACTCAACGGGAACCCAAAAGATCAGTTGACATGTCAAGAGATGTTACCTTCTAGCGACTGATTTGCTGGACCAGCAAACCTTTTCAGGTTTTCCCCATTGGAGAACCCGTAGAGCAGCGCAAGCTCGTCCAATGCGACCCGGAAAAGCTTCCCGTGAAACTTAAGAATCGTAGAAACACGGGATTGAGCCAATTGCTCCATGGTCTTCCCTTCGATTAGAACGTCCTCCAGGACTCTTGTCAGGCGACGGCCCAACTCCGCCTCGATCTTGATTATCCGCTTCCTTGCCTTCGCCTGGCGATCTGTGAGGGGCTCTGGAATCATTCCTCCGTCAACAGCTTCCTTGGTCGGATCGATCGCCTTGGCCCCTCGTTCGGCGATCTCCCTGTCCTTCTGATATTCCCGGCCGGCTTGGTATTGCGTCTCGTCAATCTGACGGTGAGCGTGGAGACGTCCAAGTGGATCGCAACGGGTCTGACGAATAACCGAGATCTGATCCTGCGGCGCATAGGGATCGTCAACCTCGATTGCCGAGTATTGCCCTGCCTTGAGCAAATCAGTCGAGCGGCGATCGTGAACTCTCTCCGCGGGATTGTAGGGCCTGCCTCGTTTCACTCTGCCGCCTCCGTCGTTGAAATAATTGCCCTAGCCCGCTTCCCCGTCTCGTAGGCCATCAGCATTTGATCCGCCATGTGCTCGACCGTGCAGTAGCGTTTTCCATTGAGGTAAACGTATTCCGCGCCCGGTGGGATGTAGATGACTTGCGTGTTGTCCTGTTTCATTCGGCAGCATCTTTCTTCGGAGTGATCTTCTCCTCGATCAGCCGAACATACTCGCCCAATAGTTTCCATTCGTCTTCATCACGAATATCGATTCCGTGCTGTTCTTTGAACTCGCGCTCACGATCAACGATCTCGTTTAGCGTCGCTGTCGTTGACTTGCGAAGAAATTCATCGGTCATAGCGCCTGCCCTCCTCCGGGCTGCTCGCGGAAAATTCCTGTGTGCTGATCAACCAGAAAAATGCAGTGGCCGATCTGGCCTGCGTAAGGCTGTTCACGAACCTTCGCGCTGATGACGGTCGTATCCTTCGATCCAGCTTCGTGCTTAACGATCAGACCGTTGTCACACTTGTTGAACCAATGCATTGAACCTTCGATATCGCTTAGCGTCGGATCGCGTCCGTTCGCTGCTTTCGTGGGATGCGCAACCATGAACACCGTGCAACCGGTCTGTCGCGCAAACATCTTCACGCGCATCAAGCAGCGGCCGATATAGTCCGTAAGATTTTCGTCCTTCAGGCGAGCACGCTCGAGTTCGTTCCATGGATCAATCAAAACCAGACTCACGCCGTCCTTTTCGTAAGCTGCGAACGCATGGCTGAGAATCCATTCGATATCGCGCGGATCATCATTGTAGTGCTCGTAATTCGATGATTGAACAAAGCAACGCGTACTCGCAAAGTTTGCGAATTGCTTGTCATGATGATTGAACATCTTCTGCATTTTCTGGAAAAGATTTACCTCATTTTCCGGCGCATACATCCAAGCGCGCTTGCCGTGAACCCAGCAAAGGTTGATCAGCAAATTGAAAAGGAATGTGCTCTTGCCGCTGCCAGCATTGCCCGTGGTTACGACCAGTTGGCTCGGATAGATTTTGAAAATCTTATCCATCTCTTCCCAGCCGGTTGACATCGTGCATTCGCTCAGCGGCGATCCCTGAGGCAGATCAGCGAGCGCGTAGTAGCCTGCGATTCCATGCCGCGGGAACGGAATAGGTTTGTTCATACGAGGTGGCTCCGGATGTCAAAAACCTGGGCAGGCGGCGGCGCGTCGGAAAAACCTTCGAAGCGCCGCTGCGAAAGAAATCGGCAGGCATGAACCGTTTCGAGATTTGGTTTTGTTTTGAGAAACCGCCTGTAGGGCTCGATGGCCTGGCAGGCTTTAAGCTGATCGTCCGGAGAGAGCTTCGCCCACGTCTTCCAGGTTTCAAGCTTCGCCATGTTTGGCGTACGGGGATAGGGAATCCAAAAATCTCTTTCGAACTCTTCCGAATATTCGTTTTTGGTCCGCGTCGTTTTTACGACCGGACAATATATTTCTTTCTTCTCTTCTCTAGTCTCTTCTTCTCTAGTCTCTTGGTGTTGGTTATCTAACAGTGCTACTGTTGGCTGATGATTAGTTTTCAAATGGTTAGCTTCGATATCGCACTGCGATATACCATCAACCACGGATTCATCACGCCGCGACCCCTTAGCGACCCCGGCCGAACCCCTACCCCCTTTGGCAGAGGTTACCCGGTGGTTGGCGACAGATTGAAGCTCGGTTGCGGCGCGATCGTTCGATAGGCGCCCGTCGATCAAGACCAGTTTTTTGAGTTCCATCAGCGTGCGCAGATTGCGCCGGAAGGCGAGGATATGTTGCTTGCATCGGCCAGCGATTCCGATCTCGTTTAGAGCGATCGGTCCCTCGTTCAGATAGATCAGTTGGCAGATGATGTGATAAGCTCGATACGGCCCATCATCGAGACCCTCGGTGCCGTCCATCCAAGCCGGAATGTCATGTTTGTACCAAGAGACCATTACTCAGCAGCCTCTACGTGCTGCAAAATGCCTCTCATCGTCACTGACGGCCGGATAATGCCCCACGCTTCCAACGTCGCTAATGCCGCATCCACACCCGTGGCAAGGGCTGTGAAGGCCCCTGCCCGATCAGCTTCGGATAGGAAGGCCATCTGCTCTTCCGTCGCCCTGCCTCCCTGCGCTTTGAGCTCAAGGGCGAATGTCTTGTTCTGGTGCAGGAGGATCAGGTCCGACACACCGGGACGGACACCCATCGCTTTCAGGATTCCGGCCTCGGCTTTTGTTCGATAGCCGCCGTTCGGAACGTGGAAAAACACAAGGCCTGGCATCCCTCGAGCTTGAAGATGCTGCACGATCGTGCATTGGAGGGCGGTTTCTGGGTTCCTCTTGCGGCTCATGGCCCATACGCCAGCGTCGGCGCTCCCTGATGCCGATGATCCCAAATAAACCAAGCATGATTGAAGGAGGGTGAACCCTTGGAGTCCTCGAACCATTGAATGCGCTTCGTCAGCACAAGTTTCTTAGCGAACGTTTGGCTTTTGAAGAGGCGGGCTCGCGTCTTGGCGTGATCGAAGTCGGTACGAAGAAGCATCATCACCTGACCCTTTTGGGGTTCTGTAAGCATGAGGGCGTGATCAATGAAGTCGGTGGCTATTTCGTAAGGCGGATTGGTGATGATCGTGTCGGCAGCCGTCATGGTGAAAGAAAGGAAGTCCTCGCCGGTCTCGTGAATATCGGTCCCGCGGATTTCTGCGTCGAGCATTTCGAGCATGCGGAGCATCTTGCCGCTGCCGCAAGCTGGTTCCCAGACCACATCGGGTTTGCGGAATCCCTCTGCCAGAAGCGCTGCCGTCACCCACTCAGGTGTTTCGTAGAGATCACGTTCTTTACGTTCGTATCCGGAATCGCGCTGGCTCATGCCGCCATCCTTGCTTGCACGATGAACAGCGGCACATCCGCGATCTCGGCGACGATCTCTTCGAGCCGATCCATGAAGTCGTGAGGACAGAAGCCGCGCTCGCTAAGCTCGAACCACGAAAGCCCTTGGTGCCCAAAGCTGACCAGGAGCTCGGGGATGTGGAGCTCGGCCGGCGCCCAATCCTGCAGTAATGCGGGATCACCCTTTTCCGAGGGAAAAGAGCTGCACTCTCCGGCCGAGCTTTCTGATGAGCTCGCCCTCTCTCGGTCGTTGGACCTGTCAGGGCCGCTTATTAGGCTGCCATCCCCTGAGAGCTGCTCGTCAGAACCCAGAATAAGTTGGCCGTCACCATGGAGGGGGTGAGACACAGCGACGACCTCCGCAGCGTCAGAGCAACTTGCTGCCGCGGGATCTATGAATGGGTTTGGAAGCTCTGCCATTCAGGCTTCCAATCGTTCGGCAATGTAATCGATGTAAACCCGGCCGAACCATTCGCCGACAAGCATGTAACGTCTGCCATAGCCGACGTGCCTGATGTCCAATCCCCAAATGTCGCGTAGGTTAGTCAATGCTGAACAAAGCGATTTCTTCGGAGGAAGAATAACTGGAATACCCTTATTTTCTTGAAGAAAATCAAAAAGAGCCCGGATGTTTGTTCCGGGCAACGGCATTGCATGAAGCACAGCGCCTTGATTGCGGTACTGTCCCTTCACAGAATTTGCGGTCGCGCATCGCATCAGGTGGTCTTTTCAGATGATAAAACCGGATTTCCGGCGAAGTTTATATGCACGAGAATCAACACAGCGCTTGACGCCGCTAATTTTTCATTCGCAAGATGCGTTCGCCGGGATGGATGTAGTTTTGTGGAGTGTTCGATGCGTTGTCCTTGGCCTCATGCGACCAAAGTAGTTGTTCCACCTTGGAACTGCACTCTCCGGTGGAGAGCAACGAATTGTGACTATCTTGGAGGCAGCAGATGCGCCATTTTCCCGCCGCAAATTCACGGGGGGTTGAATGGAGAATGTCGTTTGGGTCCCGGATCACGTGTGGACCTCACAAGAAGGCCGCGGCACATCCGACGGCCAATCACCATCCGGCCAGTGCTCGGAAAACCAACGCAAGACATCTTCCAAACGACCAACAGTGATATCGGCGCCAGACTCCAGCGCGCCGAGCTTCTTCCCGTCATTGAAAGCACGCGACGAGACAGTCGACAGCGGGACCTTTTCGATCTCACCGTACCGACGGGCGACAGAGAGCAATGCGTCTATGGCTGACATTTACGCATTATCGGTAGACCTACCGGTGTTGTCAACGGTAAACTTGCCGGGTGCACGAGCCCGTGATTCCGGTCATTCTACCGGAATGGACCTGACAACATTGCTGACCAATATTGATCGGCATCTCCGCGTCAGCGGAGCAACCGACAATGCAATTTCGAACAAAGCCGGTAAGGCTGATGCGATCAGGAACCTGCGCCGCTATGCCTCTGGCGAAATCAAGGGCATGTGGACACTGGACACCCTTGAAGCAGTAGCCGGCGCACTCGGAACCTCTTCTTGGGAGCTGCTACGGCCGCCAGGCGCCGTTCCAGAAGACGAAAGCCTCCGCAAATACATTGATGCTGTGGTCGATGAGAAGCTCGCCCGCGACGCCTTACCGCAGCCTAAAAGAAAAAAGCGGTAGACCTACCGATTTCTCTTGACCGGTAGCCTTACCGGTTTTATGGTGATTTCCGTCAAAGGAGATCGCCAGTGCGTCGCACGTGCCAAGATTGCGGAAATACCTGCGAAGTCCACAAAGGACAACATAGGAATAATTGGCGGTGCCGAACGTGCGCGCGCAAGCGGCAGCACAGCATCTCCGCATTACACCGAGCAGTGAGACGATCCGTCAGGGATGGGATCGTAATCAAATTGAGCTGCGAAATCTGCGGCTCTGAAAAATCCGAAGCTCATCACGACGATTACGCCGCACCGCTCGACGTGCGCTGGCTATGTCGTGCTCATCATCGCCAACATCACGTTCAACATGGCCCCGGTCTGAACGCCTTTTCCGAGGAGACTTCCGCATGAGCCCAGCATTCTGCGCCGACGGCTACACCATCTATCGCGACTGGTGTCTCGAACATCACCGCATGCCGCCGACACGCGCATGGTGGGATCATTGGTCCCCGCAGTGGCGCAAGTCGCCGCCGGCCCGCGTGCTCTCCGAGGACGAGTTCGACATTGAAACCGAGCAGCGGGAGGGCTGGACTTATGATCCTTCCTGAGCTCTGCGGCGCCAAAGAGGTCGCCGTCCTCGTCAAGTGCATGCCGAACATTGAGGCCTGCGCCGAGCTGATCGAATTGTACGCCAGGAATGTTGCGGCCGGCGCCAAGCTGGATCGCACGCTCGCGGATTTCGATCGCATCCAGACACGTGTCGCCTAGGAGTTTGCCCAATGATCAAGCTTGCAATCGGCCTGCTGTTCGAAGCGGCCGCCATCAGCTTCTTCGTCTTCGCTTCTCAGTTTCTCGCGGAGTTACTGGCATGACGAAACGGCATCCCTACGAAATCAACCTGTGGTCTACCGGGCTTATCGCGGTGGCCGCCCTCGTGATCGGGATTTTGGGCCTGACAGCGGTGATGACGCCATGACTGCTTACAACTGGTTCATGCTCTGGATCGATATCAACGCCATCGTTTTCACGGGGGTGATCGCAAATTCCGGAATGGCAGGATTGCGCGAGGTCAAGCAAGCATTGATCGACCGGCTCAAGCGCGGAGTATACGGGCGATGAGCATATTTTGCCCAGACCTGTTTCCAACGCGTCGAACCAGCGGCCGAACACCAGCGCGAGACGCCTATCTGCGCGCAAACCCCGATATCTCCGCCGCGATCCTCGCCGACGCCATGGGCCTGAGCGAGGCGTTCATCATCAGGTACCAGCTCAAGTTGGGCTTAAGGAAGTTCGCGCCGTGCGGGAGGAAAAAGACATGATGCCGATTGAGGAAATCGTACAATTCGCTCTCGACGATGAGCCAGTTGGACAATCTGTAAATTCGATATTGAATGCCTTGGATGATCTCATAGCAATGGCTGCCAATCCTGCAACGGTCAACGAGATCGCAGCGGAAGCCATCGGGATTGGGCAGATCAGGTCGAGGGCGGAATTAATTCTCTCATTCCTTGAGGCGCGAAAAACGTTGAGCCTGAAGGTTGTCAAAAATGGCTAATTTCGAAACCGATCAAGCGTTGTTCGATGAACTTTGCCGGCCGTTTGCTGCCGAGGAGATCGATTGGCGGATTGGTTCGACAACGAAGGACAAAGCCAAGGGTATGGCCTTGTCCTATATGGACGCTCGCGCCGTGATGGATCGGCTTGATGGCGTCTGCGGTCCCGGCGGATGGCAATGCAACTATGCGCTCACCGGGCCGATCGCGGTTTGCAATATCGGCATCCGAATGCCTTCAGGGGAATGGATCTGGAAGGCTGATGGCGCCGGAGCAACTGACGTCGAAGGCGAAAAAGGAATGCTGAGCGATGCCCTGAAGCGCGCAGCCGTGCGCTGGGGTGTGGGCCGCTACCTTTACGAGATGAAGGCTCCTTGGGTTGCTCTCGAGGCCGCTGGAAACTCCTATCGGATTCCTGAAGCCGAGCGAAAGAAACTTGACCAGGTTCATGAGGATTTCTGCAATTCGGCTGGATGGGGGCTCCGTGCCGGAAGGGTCGCCTATTCGTTCGCAAATCAGGTCGTGAAGCACTTTGTCACCAGCGCGGCTGAGGCCATCGATCTCAAAGAGCGGAACGCAGGAATGATTGCACAGATGCCGGTCGGGATGCGCAAGCATCTCTCTGAGACCCTTGATCGGATCGGCGCCAAAAGTTCTGAGGCTGCGGAATAATGCGAGATCGAATCGATGTCGAGAAAGCAATCCTTCTGTACTTTTTCTTTCGCAACTGGAGACATGTTGCGATGCAGATGCGCCGGAAGAATGGCATGCGCTATACGACAGACGCGATCATGCGAGCTGTTCGAAAGCACGATCTGAGACTGCAATGAATACAAATCTACCATGGTCCGAGCAATTTCGCATCGTTGCAAAGCAATGGGTTGATGCAGATGCAGGCGCTTCTCTCTTGGAGGACACCAAGAGCGCTGTCCTATCTGAGCGCATGCAGGCTCTTGGAGATATCCCGGTTTCGAAAGCTGAGGCGACTGTCAAAGCCTCTCCGGAATGGCGCGATCACGTCGAGAAGATGGTTAATGCCAGGAAGCAGGCGAACCGGCTCAAGGTCCAGATGGAATATCTGCGGATGAAATTCTCGGAATGGCAATCGCACGAAGCGACGAAGCGAACGGAAGCCAGGCTATGATCGAACTCAGACAGCGCCAGCCAAGGGAACGTGACGAGAAGCATTTGGACTTCATCCGCTCGCTTCCCTGCTGCATATGCGGAGATGACATTCATACGGAGGCTGCTCACATCCGCGCCGGTTCTATTGAGAACGGAAAAGTTTATACGGGGATTGGCGAGAAGCCAAGTGATGCATGGGTTTTGCCGCTCTGCAACGGACATCACCGAGAGCAGCACTCGATGAATGAAATGAAGTTCTGGGAAAAATACGAGATCAATCCATTCCTCCTAGCAATCTCATTGCAGAGGCCGAAATGAGAAGGATGGATCATGTCGCTCTTGCTGCAATCATGTTCTTCGGAGGCTGCCTGGTGGTTGCCATACTAGCTGGACTTGGAGTGATGGCAGGACCGGCATGTTCAGGCTTCTGCCCATGAGAAGCACCGCACGAAACAACGGCAATTGGTGGCGGTTTCGGTTCGAGGACGAAATCGAGAAACAGGAGCGTCATTCATGGAAAAGAGCTACGCGGAACGCGCAGACAGCGGCGAACTTCCGCCATTCGATCCAGAACGGCAATTCGACCGAGACATCGAACGATATCTTAAGGAAGTGACAGAGGAAGAAGTTTCGGTTCTGAGAAACAAAGGCAAATGAGAAAACCAAATTTGCATAAGCGAATGTACGCCGTGTCTTTAGAGCGGGTCGGCATCATCGCTGGAACCATGGCGTATACGCGCCGTGCGGCTATTGAACATTTCACGCCGCTTGGGAATTGGGAAAAGTACAAGCGGGAAGGATATCGAACGGTTATGACTCGCGTCGAGATCATCCGTCGTTGATTGGGAATCAGCGGAAGAGAATAAGCACTCACACACTTACCTGTGTCCCCCGCCTAGGAACATTGAACGATGAAGATCCATAACATCAGCAGCGTCGAGATTATCGAAGTGATTCGTGTTTCGATCACGGCCGGAACAGGCGTCGATGAGACTGACGTGCTCAGGCCAGCCTTCCAATATTGGTCGAAGGATGGAGAACTGCTCGCCGAAACTGATCAGTACGCAAAAAAGGAATCCTGACATGAGCTATCTCTGGGATTTCCTCCACAGCTTGCGGTACGGCCCGACGCCAATCACGCGCGATCAACTCGGCAAGCTCGGTGGGAATCCTCATTTTGTCGAGCCGCCCTACGATCCGATCAGCGACAGGCTGCAAGGCGTTGCGCCGGACTGGAAGCGAAACGAGAGGGAGAAGCAGGGATGAGCGATCTGGATGCCGAATCTCCCCTCAAAGACGCGCACGATAATCTGAAGGCCGCCATTGAGGAGATGAAGAGCATCGGCAACGAGCCGTCAATGTCGATCTATAAGGCCATGCACGCATTGACTTATGCATTAAGGGAGGCGAACGAGCGCGTCCACTACGCCGAGGGAACGGCCGCGCTCGCGATGAAGCACCGGGACGAAGCGGAGGCCAAGCTCGCGGATGCGAGGAAGGCGCTGGAGCCGTTCTCTGATGCCGCCCGCTCGTTTACGTCAGCGATCGGGCCGGACGGAATCGATGATGGTGTAGCCGTGACCGTTAAAATGCATGGCGCCCAATATGAGATCGTTATGTCAACTGAAGACTTCAGTCGCGCCCGAGCAACATTAACAGGCGAAGAAGGAAACCAACCATGATGCAGGCAATGTTTGCCGGAATTGCCGCCGGTCTGACAGTTATCTGCGTGATCGTTGCCGTTGCGATTGGTTTGGCGGGCATCGCCTATGTTGTAGGTGCCGTGATTGCCAACTTTTTGTTTTAACTTCTGCGAAGGAAAATCAGATGATTGACCCACTATACGATAGCCGCAATCCTAACCACGATCGGATAGGTGGCCTTCGCGTGATGCGCTGTTCCATCTGCGACTGGCCGATGGCGGAGAGCCGGGAGAGGGGTTGCATACCCGGCGATTGTTCGTATCGCCCTGACAATCCGGTCGAGCAATGGCGCATCAAAGAGCGTCGAGATTCCATAAAGACCGCTTCAGGCAAACAAGGAGATTGAGATGCTTTATGACAAGCGTTGGGACAAGACCGCAGTCAAAGCCGATCCGTTCACGCTGGATAGCCTGATAGCATGGCTGGAGAAGCAGCCGGCGGACGATACCTACTGCTACATCGATAATGGCATGTGTCTGCTCGCTCAATATTTTACGGCTAGCGGGTTTTCGAGAGTCTCCGTGTATAGCACAAAATTCCAATGGCATGATGGCCAGCGCAAGCTGCCTCCACACTTCAATAAAATCGCAATCGGTTTGACGATGCTCCCAGAGCGCACCTTTGGTGCTGCTCTTGAGCGAGCGAACAGAATCAAAAGCCGACGCCGCGCGCAGCATTAACGAGTTGCAAAGGCACATAACATGCGAACGCGAGACAAGTTGGCAAGCGAGCTTCGGAAGATCGGCTCCAACTCGCCGGCAGACAAGGCCGCCAAGTACGAGGCTTTCGCCAAACGTGCAGAGACAGGCGAGTTCGACGATTACGCCGATACGTACACATGCCCGATCACTCAGCTTTATTCCGAGCTGATGGCCGCCGGCCTCCGAACCTTTGCGTCCCGCGTTGCCAATGGCGAGTTCGATGCGACCAAGGAAGAAAGCGACGAATGGGCCCGGAGCCCATCGGGACAGGAAGCGGCCAAACTCTTGTCGCCAGAAATGCGCAAGGTGCTTGGTCTAGACCTCAACAACTAGGAGAAATGACAATGCCCGGCCCCACCATGAACAACCAAGAAGCCATCGAGATGATGAATTGTTGCAAGCAGGAAATCGTCAGTTTGCGGGCGACGATAGACCGACTGCAACCGAAGGCCGACGCCTATGACAACCTCGCGATTGTCCTGCATCTGTTGCCGCGACAGAGCGTCGGCATGGGAGAAAATGTTGTTTGGGTATTGGACAAGCGGATTCGGGAATTGGAGTCAAAGCCGCAGCCTATCGCTGACGCGGCCGAATAAACTAGCCATATCCACTGGGAAAAAGTACATGACACCTCTTCAGGTCGCCAGGGCTTGGCATAGCGTGAAAGATGAATGGATTGTGCGTCGGAATAAAATGCATGATCGCAGGCAATGGGAAGTCGTGCATGATTGGGGGCGCAGCTTGGTATCTGAAGCAACCATGAAAGTTGTTAGTCGACACGAGACGAACGAGGCGGCCATACGCAAGGCAGAACGCCTTGAAGATGCAGCGCGCGGTGCTGCGGTGCTCGCTGCTTTAACCATCGGAAAAGGCACATGATCGAAATAACCGAAAAAATGGTTGAAGACGGAGCGCAGGCGCTGGCGAATGATGTTTGGCACCCGCCGGTGCCGTTAAAGAGTCTGTCAAAGCTCGAAGCTGGCAGATTTAGACGCCTCTCTCTCATCGTGCTGAAAGCAGCCCTAACATCGGTTCAAGGCATATGATCGACAGAACTCATTTCACGATCGTCTTTGAGGGCGATATCACCAAGCTCAAGGGCAATCCATTGAAGATGGAAACAGCCTACGGAAAGCCTGTGGCGTCCGGCGCCGGCAATGCTTTTGATGTGATCGAAGGCATTCACGAGATCGAGGATGCGGCGACTAAACTTCTTCAGACCATTAAGAAAAATCTCGATCGATCATCGGTACAAGGCACATGACGAAGAAACGGATCGAGCATTGTAAAGCGGCAGCTCGCGCTCACACTGATCTGAATATTTTCTACGGCATTATCGCGCTGCTGGAGGGGGGTCTGGTCAGTTCTCAAACCTATGCCAACGCCGATCGCATCATAGCCATTTGCAAACGAGAAGCCGCCAAGGCGCTCGTTCGATACGACAAGGCAATCGCCCAGAACTCGGAACAGCACTGAATGTCGGACACGCTCGACCATGACACCCGCGATACTCTCTACGTTACAGACGCGGAGCTGATCCGGCGCATGGGCGTGCCGGAGAAGGTGGCGACATGATCGGCGACAGCGATACCATAACCCTGAAGGATGCTGCCCAGCATTTCGGGTTTACCGTCTGGACGCTTCGTGCGGAGGCTGATCGCGGTCGCCTGACGATTTACAAGATCGGCAAGCGGTTCTACACCACTCCGGCAGACATCAAGGAAATGATCCAGCTATGCCGCGTCGATCAAAAGGGCCGCGACTTTACCTTGATCCTAAACGCAAGCAGTACGTTATCCGAGACGGTGCGCGCTTCGTCCGCACTGGTTGCAGCGAACGAGACCGCGCTCAGGCTGAAAAATTCCTCGCGCAGTATATTGGGCAAAAGCATCGCCCTACCCCGTCGAGCTCGCCCATGATCGCCGAAGTTCTAGCCGCCTATGGAAATGAGGTCGCGCCGGAAAAGCCGAGCGCGCGCAATATCGGCTATCACATTTCGAACCTGCTCAAGTGGTGGGGAGATAAGCGCGTTGCTGATATCGGAACCAAGAGCTGTAAGGCCTACGTCAAGACCAAGACGGAACCGGCGGCGACCGCGGACCTTAAGGTTTTGAAAGCCTCTGTCAAATACTGGCATGATGAATATGGGCCGCTTGACGCGATGCCCATATTCTGGCGGCCGGTGGGGAATGAGCCGAAAGAGCGATGGCTGACGCGATCGGAGGCTGCGCGCCTGCTATGGGCCGCCCGGCGCTATCAGCACATGCGGCGCATGATCCTGCTGGGACTTTACACAGGTTCGCGGCCAGGCGTCCTGCTTAGCCTGCAATGGAGCCAAGTCGATCTCGATACGGGCGTGCTGACGCGCCTCAAGGCTGGCGCGCGCAAGGACAAGAAGAAACGCGCCCCCAAGGTCAAGTTAGGCTCACGGATTCACACGCACCTGCGACGCTGGAAGCGCCTCGACGGGGACCAGAAGATCGTCTGCCACTTCAAGGATCCTTGGCATCCCGAGGCCCGGCAGGTCGAGGACCCCCATGGGGCATGGAAGAAGATCATCGAGGCGTCCGGCTTGTATGGCGTCACGCGCCACACGCTGCGCCACACCCGCGCGACATGGATGGCGCAGGCTGGCGTGCCTCTGTGGGAGGCCGCTGGCTTCCTCGGAATGACGACAAAGACGCTGGAAGGCATCTATGCCCACCACTGTCCGGACTTCCAGGGGCGGGCTGCTAATATCTGATTCCTGTGCCAAGGCACAGATATTCACTTGTTTTGTGTAATAGTTTCAAGTCCGGCTTGTTTCCAGCCCAGAAAGATGAGATGTATAAGTTGTTGATTTTTCATAAGTGACCGCGAGGTTTGGATCATGAACGGAACGGGAAAGTCACCATCAATCGGTGCCGTAGCTGTGCCACGTTACGAGCTGATCGACAAGGACGGCAAGGTAAAGAGAGGTAAGTTCGGTTCCGCGGAGCAGGCTGTCTATTGGGCAAAATGCTACTGGCCAGACCAGGAGCAGGACGAGGACCGCGCCGGCAGGGGCTGGGACGTGCAGGTTGTGGGGTGCGATCTCAGCGCGACCTCTCGCGGCGCTTGAGTTCCCGCTCGACCGCCTCCCGGATCAGGTCGGATCGCTTCTCCTGCTCATCCAAAACGGCTTCGATCCGAGCCAGCGTACCCGCCGGAAACCGCGCAGGAGTTTGTTCGTCATTGATCTTTTTGCGGCCCATATGTGATATCTCCTATTGACTGGATATAAGATATCACATATATAGGGGATATCAACAACGGGGCGATCCATGAACACCAGATTTGTCTATGTCGATGATGTCAACAAAGGCGAAGTTTTCAAGCGCGCCGGCCGCTGGTTCTGGCGCCGAGGAGAGGTTGCCGTCGAGCTCTTTGCAAAAGGCTCTACATTAGATGACGTGGCAGAATGGGCACGCAAGTGCTGCAACGGCCATGAGGCCAAAGTGCATGAATTGGAGATTTGAGCCATGGCTAAGCAATACAAGCCGCCTCGCGGCCCCCGAAATCTTAAAGCAAGCGGGTTCACCAATGGGCTATGGCGGCTTGAAGAGCGCAGAGAAGCGCTGCTGACAAAGCTCCGCGCTGACCGCGATGCTGCGGCAGCCAGGGGCGATCATGCCGAGGCGCTGATCCTGAATGACCGCATCAAAGATCTAAAGGACGGAGGCTCCGTAGCGGTCGAGAGCGTGATGCAGAGATTCGAAAGTGCCCTAACTCGCAAGCGGTTCTATGGGCCGCCATCTTCGCATTAACGGCAAAAGAACGCACATGGGCAACGAAAGAATTTGTAGTCACGGCAGAGCCTTTAAAGGCCGCTGCATCGAGTGTGAATTGATTATGGCACGCGAAGCGGTAGCGCATGCAAAGGATAACTTCGACAAGTACAGCAAGCTTGTAGTGAAGCTTGAGAGCGAGAAGAAGATGTTTGATATCTTGAATATGCCTTAACTTCACAGAAGGATGAAGCCCCGTGAGGGTAACGGCTGCTTACATTGAGAGGCTTATTCGCAACTACCAGAAAGCCTATGAAGCGGCCAACAATAAGCCGTGTCCTCCTCTTATATGGGAGGACGGATGGTTTTCGATCGGAGAAAGTCGGCGAACTAAGCATCGTCGAGCCAAGCTAGAGGAAATGCTGGCTAACCTGCGCTGGAGAGCTTGGAATGAAAAGGGCATCAATTGTCGTAAAGAAGGTTTACCCTGACGAGCTGCTAGCAGACAGTCGAGCAATATCAATATCCACGTCAGTCGCGAAACCGACGAGAAACCGCATGAAACCGCAAATGAGTGCCAAAAGTCAGCTAACCGAGTTTTTCGATCAGGAGATCGATCCGGAAGCAATTTGCGGCAATTGTGATAGCTGGAAAGAGGATTTGAACGGCAATCATCACTGTATGAACGGTCAGTCGAATCTCGAAACTTTATTGACGGACTACAACGATCATTGTGCCAAGTTCTTTCCTGATCCCATCCGATGGCCTGATGCAGATCACGGCGACGACTAGCCCGCGTCAGTCATCGAATTGAGTTTTTAACGCATGGAGCCGCAAGGATGTCAGAGGACAGCAGGCGTATCGACGAGCACAACAACAGGGACCGGTCAAAGATCAATCGGTCGGAGAAGACCGCGAGTGTCGAAAGTCAGTGGAGGAATATCGAGACGGCGCCGCGCGATGGAACTAAATTTTGGGCATTTGAACGCCGGCGCGGTCAATATGAATGCTGGTACCATACTGACGGTTACTGGATGGACCATGCCGACAGCGAGCCTGGCCCAACCCACTGGATGCCGCTGCCGGCCCCGCCGCACGGGGCTTCAGATGTCAGGAGAGGATGATGGCAGAAACATACCGCACGATAGATTGCAACTATGTCATTCCGGTTCAGCTCCGTCCTGATGTCTTAGTCAGGATTTATGTGCCAGTTGACGACCTGAAGAAGGCTGAAGCTGAGAAGATCGCTCGGATAATCCAGGCATTCGCCGAAGACAAGTCATAACGACCAGAAAGGCATATCGAGATGCGCTGGTACATCTGGTTTTTCTCAGCCCCAATTGTCGCGCTGTTGCTGACGCCGTTCGTCTTTGCGTTCCTCCGTTGGAGCTCCACTCCATGAATAGGTCCGATCTTGGGTTCATTACTGCTAAAGAATTTCAGCAGTGGCTGCGCCTACGCTATCCCCGCGAGAATGGCTGGACGCACGCTCGCATCGGCGAAGAATTGGACCTGTCGGATGGTTTCGTCGGGATGCTGCTTGACGGCACCCGGAAGCCATCAAAAGCGGCACTGGAAGCGCTTAAGATGGAGGCGGTCACTTTCTATCGTCTGAAGAATGATCCCTTCACCGGCCGCCCATGGGGATGCGTGAAAATAAAGGCAGAATAGACAATGAGTACAAACATCAAACCAAAAAACAAAAGACCTCCGTGGGAATGTGCCGCCCGCAAACAAGGCACTCCTGGCGGGAACGACGCGGCCGACTGTGACTGGCCCTGCTGTGACTGCGACGCCTACGCCAATCCCGATAAATTTGAACAGCAAATAGTCCAATCTCTTGAACACCTTCGAAAGAAGGATGTTCTTACCGGATGCACCAGCTTCGTCCAAAGGATGCTTCAGATCGGATACGGGCATGCCGCAGCCATCATGAAACGCTTGGAGGATGACGAGATAATCAGCGAACCAGACAATGCCGGTAAGCGACATTGGCTTACGTAAACGGCAAGGAACGGCAAATGGATGAGACCTTGAATAAGACCAGCGAACATGTCGATCCGAAGATTGATGATAAGCACGTTCTGCCATGCGACTTCGTGGTTGGGCACATGCGATTTCGCAAAGGGGTGAAGATGGAGACCCTGCGAAAAGCTGCCGAACGCTGGTTTAAAATCGCGTCGGATGCTTATTTCACCCCAGATCCGGAGAAGGTGAAGAAACTCGATGAGATGATGAAGGATATTCTGGCAGGCAAATAGTTGCCTTGCCGCGTCGATACGCCGGCACGACCTACGCTTAGCGCTTTGTGGGGCGGCGAATGTAGCGACGACCTAGGCTTCATCGTGCGAAGTCGTTACGTAAATAGACAGGAACCGAAAATGGACAAAGACACCTTGTATGTCCTGAATGACTACTACGATGCGATCGAGGAATTGACGAACATAGTTCAAGAGCTGAACCCTGGTGCAACACGCCAGATCGCTCGCATTAGATTCATGCTTCAAAGGGCGGAGCGTACTCTCACTCAGCACGCAGAAGATCGCCAGAATAGGTAGTCAACGATGGAAGACATCCTGAAGGATTTACGCAAGAGAGGCTGGCGAGTTGCTGTCCACAATGACTATAGACTCGATGGGGTCGAAATGACGTTCTGGCTGATGACTCACGGGATCGGCATATTCCTTAAGGGCGAGGCTCGCACTGATCTCGGCGCACTGAGAATTATCGAGCTGCAACGCAGCGAACAGAAACTTCCGTAGATCAGCAGTGAGGGAAAACCATGCCTCGGACTTTGATTTGGTGGTCGACTGGAGCGGCGAGCGCCGTCATGACAAAGCTCATGCTGCGCGAGCAACCGGATGCTCTTATCGTGCGGTGCGAGACTGCCAATGAAGACCCGGACAATTACCGATTCGAGACCGACGTGATGTGTCTGCTCGATCGCTCAGTCACTTTGCTGAAATCGGAAAGATTTGAGAGTGTTCCCGATGTGTGGCGCAAAGAACGCTATATGGCCGGTATCAACGGCGCATCCTGCACGCGGGCAATGAAGATTGTGCCCCGCATTGCGTTCCAATTGCCAACCGATATCCACGTCTTTGGCTACACGGCCGACAAGAAAGACGCGACCCGGTACGACAGTCTCAAGAGCAATTACCCCGAACTGATGGTGCGGGCGCCGCTTATTGAGCAAGGGGTGAGCAAGGCCGGATGTTTGGCGCTGGTAGAGCGCTGGGGCCTTAAACTACCCCGTTCCTATGCGATGGGTTTCCCGAACGCAAACTGCCTTGGAACGGGCTGTGTGAAAGCACAGGGCCCAAATTACTGGTCGCTCTATCGCTATCACTTCCCCGAAGAGTTCGCGCGGACAGCCGCCCAGGCACGAGAGATCGGAGCCAGGTTGGTTCGCATCAAGGGCAAGCGCATTTTTATCGACGAAATCCCGGCCGACTGGCCGATGACAGATCCTATCGTCCCGACCTGTGACTTCCTCTGCCACCAAGCAGAGCCAGAGCCCGCATAATTTGCCATATCATCACAACACAGGTAATCGACATGACAGAAGATAAAAAAGAAGAACTTGTGTATCGCCTTTGGGAAGAGTTTGCTGCTTCCATTAAAGTTTCGTCTGATGACGAGAGGAAGTTCGCATTTCTCGCCGGAGCCAGATCAGCAATCTACGAACTGACGCACGAGCAGGAGAAAGCGCATAAACGATGACACAGGGCAAAAATCACTGGGACTTTTTCAATTATGAAAATATCCTTCAGGAGGCCTATGCCCGCTGGAACGAGGCGCGGCTAAACCACCAAAACATCGGCAATAAAGACACGCTCCAATATTTGACGGCTTGACTCTCGCTGCACTTTACATTTTCCCGAACGTGACCGGACGATGGCTGTTTCCTTCGGAGCCGACGCCCGACTACTCGCGATATGATTAGGTCTTAACTAAAAATCGACGCTTGCGATTGTTAAATAATCTAACACCATCAAAGAGCGCGAGCTTTTCTGATTTTATGTCACCCGCTAGGTCTGCACTCACGCCGTCTGTTGGCGACAGACCAACCTTTGCACCACCAAGCAAAGACCATGGATTATAGCCAATGACTTGAAGTTGGCAGGCGGCAAGAGAACTCGAGTCGGCCGAAAAATCCTTCATCTGTTTGTAGATGGTCTGGAGTCCGTATTGACTCTGTTTCCATGCATAGCACAAATTTATGATTTTCTGGGTATACCCGGTGCTAATACCTAGCGTCGTACATGAAGCGTTTGAAGGGTGCCAAATCGCGATGCCTCCCTCATAAAGAATCACAGGCTTATTGTATGTCTGAGAATAGGCTTTCCAAAACGCAAGCCTGTCGGTCGCCCAGAACAAAAGCGTCTGCCCCACTCTTCCATATTCAAAAGTCCCCGGCGTGGCGCTCCCGATCGCCGACCCTCCAGATGTCGCAGAAAGCTTGAACGTGTTTGTTGCCGAACTAACAACATAATATAACGTGTTGGCCTGGAACTGTGCCGGAAATGTTAGTGCTTGAACAATGTCGTTGTTGCTGAGGCCGTGCGAGGTCCGCGTTATCGTTCCATCGCTCGCTATAGTTCCGCCTGTTATTTTTGCCTCGGTGCCGTGCCTGATATCGTTGTCGAGCCATTGAAGGGCCGAATCCATCGTGGCTGGAACGCCCGTTGCATAGTTATCGGCAGCCGTGATCAGATCAGATAGCCTCGTCGAACTGCTCCCAACATACTCCGTGTCAAACTGAAGAGTCTGAGAGCCGTAATAGTAAACGGCATAAGAAATGTAATCCGCAAAATCAATTGGACGATTACCGTTGACTGAATAATCGACAGGATTGAAAGACCAATACCTGATCGTCGAAGATTTCAGGGAGGTCCCCTTGAAGTAACTCGTATCGACCGTCGTGTCACCAGCGCCTTGAACAGCCATGACTGCCTTTGCAGCCGGATAGGCGACCTTAATTGCAGCCATGATCTCGGCAAAGCGATATCCAAAATAGGACATCCAAGAAACGTTATTGCCAAAACTCAAGCCGAATTGAGCGCCGCGCGTGATCCCCTGATGCCACTGATCGAAACCTGAATTCCAGAGCTCGTTGCCGTATTCAAAATGTGCCACCAATCCTGGGGACAGATTGTTTTTAACATACGTGGCATCGGCAACACAATCAGCGGTCCTCGCCGAAACATAAAAACAATACCAAAGGTCTTTTTGCAGTTTGTTGCAGAGAGCCACGAGCACCTCAATTGGAGGCCCCATGTCAGATCCAGCATTATTAAGTTGCCAGGCATCCATGAGCGCGTCGTAATAGAGCGTCCCCCCTTGCCCGCTGGTGACTTTCTGCACCCCGGTATTGAAGAAATCCGAATAGGGGTTGCAGAACTTCGCGGCGTAGATCGCCTTGCGCGGATAACTTCCGACCGTGATGCTTGGGACGTACTGAACCTTATGTGTGCCAGATGGACTTCCGCTAAATGTGCCGTACGCCGTGATTGTGAACGTGATGGCATTCACGATTGTCGGAGTATACCACCAATCGATCCCTGAACCCGTAGTAAGGCCCCCGCCGACATCGCTAACACCCGGGATCTCGACGACAACGCGATCATGGATGAGCGTTGTGTCTGCAACAGTGCAAGTGATCGTTGTTGAGTTCGTCACGACTGCCGTCATCGTGGTTGATGCGGGTTGCGTGGCGCTAAAATTGCCCTGGACGGTTTCTCCCTGCGTTAAAGACGCACCATTTAGCGGCGTCGGAGGAGCCGAGCATGTATATAGACCATTCGACCCGCTTATCGTTCCCACCCACCAGCTCGGCGAAACTTTGGAACCGAACAGTCCGATCGAGGTTGGTTTTTTTCGGGTGACTATATTGGCAGTCGCGGAGAAATTAATCGCCTGAGGTCCCATAAAGCGCAGGGTGCCAGGATTTTCGAGACTGATCGTATTCAGGAAGTCATCGTTGAATATGCGGGTCAGATCACCCGAAAGAACATCGGCCTCATCTCCGGTGATGGTGATGCCGCCATCCCCATAAGGAGCCGTACAGCGGGCCACAACCAGGCCAGAACATGAACTTTGAGTCGCAACACCCGAGCCTCCGACATTAGAAAATTTGGCCGATGAAGCGGGAAAGCTCATCGATCCGCTCGGACTCGATGGCGTCGTCAACTGGATCACTACCCGAGAATATCCCCGAGCTTGGCTTGCCGTGTTTGAACGCACTGTGAGATTTGATGTCGTTGCGCCTACAACGCATGAGTCTACGTCTGAAATAACTGTGCAGGCCGCGCCGTTCCAAAAGAATTCGCCACTACCACTGAAGCGTACGACGTACCTTCCACTATATGCTTTATCCAAAGACGCAGAAAAAAGCACATTAGAAGCTGGTGAGCTTATCGGATATTGATCCTCGTCGAGAATACCCCCAAAACTGATCGACTGACTGGTCGAATTCTGAGCCACGTTCTTAAAAGGATAAGAGGATTGATCGAGACAGTTCTGAACGATACGCCCTGACATTACGGTACCGGAATCCCGAGCGAGGTCATCATGGCATTATGGGCCGAATAGAAATTTGCCGCTTGTGCTGCGGACCACCCGGAACCGACAAAGAACGAGGCTATCGTATCGCCAGGTGTCGTAGAAATAGAAGCCCCCTGCTTAAATGTTCCAATTATCATGGAAGTCGTCGAACGGCCGGCTGACGTTTGCGAGATGTTCAAGGCGGAAGAACCGTTCAGATACACCGCGCCAACACCGGCTCCTGTTCTTGTACATGTCCATAGCCCCTTTGCCTGCGCCGCAGAGGTAGAGTCGGCGTTAGCGCTATTCACTCGCGAAGCAAGAGTGGAAGCCGCAGAGAACGCCACAAAACTATCAACAACGGTGAAACCTGCGTCAGAGCTTCCAAAATTTGGGGTATTGTTGGCCGCCGCAGATGTCCTAGAGTTACTTATCTGCCCGCCAAAGGTGGCATTATCCTGAGTGAACAGCGAGCTGCTACTCGGAACATAGTTTGAGTCGAAATATCCCGTGTTGCTTACCGGTATAACACCAACATTCGCGGAAAAAGGAGTTCCAACCTGCGTCGCAGATTGCAAACTCACCATGTCGATCAAGGCGGACTGGATGTTCTCTCCAGCGAGAAGCCAGAAACGATCCAGTGTGGAAAACAGTCCTGCCGACTTCAACGCGCGAATAAAAGTGTCAACGATCGCTTCGCGCGGTGCACTAACGGAGCCACCGGCCGCCACCACCGCCGCAACCCATGCAATAGTTGCCGCGTCAAAGCTAACGGTGAACGGAACTATATTCGACCATCCGCTTGCGATGCTACCCAACGCGCGAATGACGCGCGCTCGCGCTTCGAAGTTTCCAGCAGCAAATCCAGCCGGCGTCAGGTCAATCTCGTTTGCAGAATCTTCTCCAGACGTGATAATATGCGTCGTATCCGTCACGGTCGGAGACCAGGCACCGCCTGCAACTTGTATCTGCAACTGCACACTATCCCCGGCCTCGATCGTATTATCGACGTCAATTGAAAAGGTCGCGGCGTTACTGACGACGGAGATCAGGGCTAGGACTGGGGCGTTCGGGGCGGAACTTCCGATGTGGCCCTGCGCGCCCAATCTGCCGAACGAAATCCCCAGCCCGCCAAGGGCTGCTAGAAACAGAGACATTTGATTTTCCTTATTCGCCGCTTACAGTGATGTCGGAAATGTCGATTTCGAATTTCATTTTCGTCCCCCGATTTCCAGTTGACGAACCCGGTCGCTGACCTTTTCTATCTTCTCATCGGTGATGCTGTGACGTTGATCCATGCCGCCCTGCAGTGTGTGGCGGGTATCTTTCAGTTCGTCTCGAATCCACAACTCTACTTGAGTTACCTTTTCGCGGATTCCGAATACAGTTTCACCGAACTCCCGGTAGGCCACGTTGGTGGTTTCTGCCATCTCCTTACGCAGGATTTTGTATTCCTCATAGGCCGCGCTTCGTAGCGCCGATAACTCATCGTTCAGCTCTTCCTTGTTTTTCTCAATCCGGTTCAAGATCTGGTTTCGGTTGTCTGTCTGGCGGTAGAAGATTCCTAGGAATGCTCCCGCGATGAGGACGCACAAGCTCCCAAACGCTATCCATTCCGGAGTGATCATCAAGTTGTCCCTTGCGGGCATAACGAGCGGTAGGTCAGTTCGTTCGCCAGCAGCCGCTTCTTAACGCCCTCCGATGCAACTATTTTTCCGTCACCTTTCTCCACAACAACCTTGTTGTAGACCTGACAGAAACTATCGACCTGAGTTGTCGTACAGCTACTTGGGCTCAAGACCGACAAGGCCAGCATCAACATCGGCAGACGACATAGCATTAACTTTCTCCATGATAGTCTTCCCCGCGGCAGTCTTTTGCAAGATCGCCGCGGAGACATCTGCGATGGCTTTGTCATACCCGGACTGAACAAGTTTCTCCTGGTTCACATAATCCATGATCGAACTAACGACCTTGAGGATTGCGAGAACCAGAGAAACCCAAGTCATTTGGTCACATTGCTCGGAGTTGCCGCAACGGTTGCAGCCGGGGCAGAAGGTTCAAGCTTGATCGATTGAACCTCGGGAAGCGCCGCCGCCTGCGAAATAACTGCAGTGTTGCGAGTGGCGAAGGCCGACCAGATCAGGCTTCCAAAAGCAACAATACCTCCGATGAGTTGCCCCCAGGTGCCGGCATCGAAGTATGGAACACGAGCGGCAATAAGCCCACTTATCAAAGCAATGATCGGCGCGAGAGTGGTCTGAATCTGCGTAGAGTTCATGATAATTTTTTCCTATTAAAAGCGCGAGGCCGTCACGCGGCGGGCGGCGGAGTATTGGCGTCGATCGCAGCCGTCACAGCGGCCGTCTCGGTATCGAGGTCGGACGATGCCTGGTCTAGATCTTTCTGCACCTGAGCCAGCGCGGCCGGGTCATTGCTGGCGATAGCCGCAGCGAGCTGCGCGCTCAAGTCTTTCATGGTCACGGTTTGGCCGTTAGCCAATGCGATCAGCGAATCCACCTTGGTTTTTTCAGCGGCCACGGCGGCAAGGATTTTGGACGTGTCGATCATGATAAACTCCATGTTTTGTGTGATATTGCTGAGCTTTCGTTCTAACCGACGCAGCCGCTCAGCGGTCTCTTCGTCGGGATGACTGGTATGGTGGATTTCGAATCTCATGCGAGATGTCCCCCGCCCGGATGCCGGCGCAAAATCTCAGCCTGTACGGCATCGATCAGATCGTGCTTGATCATGTTCTTGCCGGGACAATTCTTATGTGTCGTGATCGGGTCTTCCTTGTGGAAATGCAGCCCGCGAGTGCCCAGCGCATAAGGCAACGGCTGTAGCCCGGCCGCGGAGTGCAGGATGGCTAGCGCGGCTACCAGGTTGTTGCGGATAGGACCGACAAACGGCTCATGCTCGAACTCGCCACAAGTCTCCACACCCCAGCTAATCGAATTCCAAGCCGGCGAATGCGTACCTGGTCCGGTCAGAGGCGAGAACGCAAGGATGCCTCGCGGCGTCACGAACAGATGTGGGCCGGCAGACCATTTCTGCTGATCCCGATAATAGCCAACTAGGTTCTGCGCCCATTGTTCATCCGTTACTGGATGGGCGCGAGTTTGCCACCCCTCCCAAGTCTTCAGGTCGGGAGCGCTGGTGTTGTGGACAACGATGAAACGCGGGCGCCATAGATTGAATTTCAGTGTCGAAACATAGGTTTCAAAGGCATCCGGCGTGAACGACTTCCCGACGATTCCGCGCCATGTAGTCATGTTTATTGCTCCCAACTAAAAAGAGCGCTAAAAGCGCTTCTTTGGAGGAAAATAATGATTTGGATTTATCTATCGATTGCAATCGTAGCGTTTCTCGTCGTGAGAAAGTCCTATCGCAGGTACAAGGTCCGAAAAGTCGCCAAGGAAATCTGGCGCGATCACGGACAAGACTGGGATCAAAACCACAAGCCTTCTACTTTCACGCTAGACTACTTCATGCGCCACGGGGCGATGTGACTCAAATTATGCGAAGAATGTAGTTGCATAGGATCGTCGGCTGCAGATTATCATGCGCCGAGCCGCTGGTGTTATTTGACGTAACGCTGATCGAGTTGTTGCCGGTCGAAACTATAGAACCACCAGTAGCGATGGTGCTGCAGGGCGTCGGTCCGTTCTGGAACGAGGGTGAAGCATATGGCGAAATTACAATTGAGCTGTTGGTGGATGTAACGCTGATCGCCTGCGATCCGTTAACAGACGTAATCCCGGTCGGTAATTGAGCAACCGTGAGAGTCTCTGTATCCGCGCCACCAGCACCGCCAAGACTATGCCGAACCGCAGCCATACTGCCAGCAGCAAGACGGTTTGCAGATGAACCTCCCATGTTATCAACGGAAGCCGTTAAACGCCCGCGTTTGTCTGGCAGGTTGAACGTTGTCGAACCGTCACCCGCCCCATAAGTTGTGCTCATGATCGCAAATAGCGTGGCATAAGTTGTTCGCGAGATGGCCTGTCCAGCAGGAAACGCGAACGAACTATTCGGCGTCGTGCTTCCCCAAAAATCCATTCCGGCCGCCAGCGGTATGACGTACGGATTAGTCATGTTGTGAAGATAGAATACGCTATCAGCGTTATTATAGACCACAACGTAAGGGGTTCCTGAAACCAGCGTTCCTCCTGGTAAAGCAACACTCGGCTGCATCCTGATTGGTTTTGCCCCGAGGCTATCAACATTTAAAGTTATATCTACGCCGACTGCGTTTGTGCTGGTGGCGTTTGGTGCAAAAGCGATAATCTGTCCGTTAAGATGCGCGAGCGTGTCGAAAACAGAATTGCTCGCCACTGTGTAGGCTGTGGAAGAACCTGACGTTACAATTGCCCCTGAGATATCGTCTCGATATTTGGCTATGACAGACATCATCGCACGAGCGGAATCATTCACTGAAGAAGGTGCTTGGCCTTCTGCCCATCCGATAGCGCTATCGGCCGTTGCGTTCGATGAAGAGGTTTGGCTCCAAATATACAGTCCAGTCGTCATTGATTAGCCTCGAGGGAAAACGGGAGCTTTAAAAGCAGCCCTAAGATGCGATAAGTCAGGCGATCGCCGCGGCGCAAAGAAGATCGGCGGCGCCTGAACGTCTGGGATTTGAGCGAAAGACGGAGCGGCCTCTTGGCCCTGCTGCTGTTGGGCGGTCTGAATAGCTTGAGGCAGGATCGGCGGTGCCGCCTGCGGAATGACATTTGCCGGGCCTGGGGCGTCCTGTGGCTGAGCTCCCGGTTGAGGCAGGCTCGCCCCCATCTTTTTCGCCGCCCAAGCCTGGAGGCCCTGCGCGGTCATCCCAGACAGGAATGGATTGGCCTTGACGACGGTTGGTCCAAGAATGTCCGAAACCAAGGCGCTCGGGTCGGCTTGGAGGACTTTGATAGCCCCTTGAGGACCGCTAAAATGAGCAAGATATGTGGTCCCGGGGGTTACAGGGACGCCAGCTTTTGCTAAAGCGGATTGGTTCTGCTGCGCATAGGCTTCCGTCATCTGACGGGATAATTGAGGATCGGCGCGCAGCGCGAGAAGCTCGTCATCCGATTTGCCTTGCGCGAGATCAGGCCGCGCAGATTTGATTGTGTCCAGCCAGGTCCCTGAGACAAATTGACCCAATCCGGATGCCGAAGAATTAGGATTGCTGGCGTTCGGATTGCCCCCGCTTTCAGCGCCGATAATGGAGTCGATTAAACTCATGTGGATGCTATTTCAGTCCCTGATCATGTTCGCTGTCGTATCTTCAAACATCGTTTGGCATTGGACGCCAAATCATTATATCGCATCGATACTCGGATTTATCGCCGCGCTTCTCGCCACGGTCGGCCTAAGCAATCTATTGTTTTGGACGCGCCAGAAGCGCCGGCAATAGAGCTCCAAGAGCCGTGCTGGTCTGGGGCGGCGCAATGAAAGGCACGCTATGACCAAGCGGCGATCGACGGCGAATGCCTTCAGCCACTCTCTGAGCCTGCGCTGCAACAGCGCGGTTGTTTGCCATCTTAAAGGCCCTACCAGCAGCAGCCCCGGCGAGTGCCCCAGGCAAGCCACCAGCCTCATAGCCGGCCGTTCCGCCCGCGAGCATGCCGAGACCACCTCCTCCACCTAGGAGGTTGGCAACATGACGCACAACGTTTTGCGTTGCGGTACCACGCACAATTTTTTCCAGTTCAGCCTTGGTATCAGCCGAGAGGTATCTTGCTTCGTTGCTCAGGAGATAGCTTGTCACCTGCTGACGAATTTTGTTACCGACATTCATTCCAGAATGTTCGCCAGACGCCCTGAGATCAGCTCGAGCCAACCGCTTATCAAGCGCCTCATTGGCCTTCACAGCGGCGTAATTCTTATCCGCTTCTTTGATCTTCGCCATTGTGCCCGGCGAGTTCTGCTCGATCGCATTTTCGATCTTGCCGAGCGCGACAAAGGCGCCAGCTTTGTTGGCGTCTGGAGCAGACAAAAGGCTTTTCACATTCTGACGGGCCGCGACGAGATCTGCGACATCCGCGGCTCCTGCCGTAGCCGGAGACTTGATTTCATCCACCGCATTATGAATACTCTGCGCCGTCGAGGGCCGAATGCCCTTATTGTTTAGGGTCGTCGTGATATCGCTTGCCAGATTATCCAAAGTCGATTGAGCAAGTGGCGTTGCAACATTTCGACTTGTCAACGCATCATAGGCATTTGTTGCTTCAGCTTTGACATCGGCCAATGCTGGCGTAGCCGCCTTTAAAGCCTTGGCTTCTGACATTGCATTGCTAAGTTTGCTGGCGCCCGCTCCTCCAAGAAGCGCCCCAGCAACCCGCGCAAAGGGCTCAGCATCTGTTCCCTTGGTGACTTGGCCTGCGGTTTCGCTGGCAGCGGCTGGTGCGGCGACTCGACTGGCAAATAATTTTGCTGCGGCCTTGAAGGCATTCGGCCCGGCCAATTCTGGATCTGCCATGGCTGGTAGAAACTCAGCCCCCGTTTTTAGATAGCCGCCCAAGGTCGTTTGCGGCTGATAATCCGGCGAGACAATCGGATCGGCGCTATTGATGATATCGCGCGAGGTCGGCGCATTGGCGATAATTCCCGCTGGTGTCATTCCAACCGCCTTGGAGGCCAAATCCTTGAAGGCTTGAACCTTGTCGGGCGCGGCACCAAGCTTACCGCCAAGATAGTCGGTTGCGGCGGACAGACCGGATCGCACATCTCCAGCCACTCCGAACGTTCCTGCGGTCGCACCGGCCAGACCCGCCCCGATCGATTTGGCGGCATCCTCAATGCCTGACGGGGTATCCAGCGTAAAGCCGGCGGGGATTGCCGCTTCAGTATGGTCTAGAACGAAGCCTGGAGGCAGTTCGCTCATTGCCATTTTCCATTGCGGAAAGTGATCTTCTGGCCCGTCTGAGGATTGGTCGCGGTCGCGCCTTCCTGAATTGTTGGAGCGGCCTGACCGCCCTTCAGGCGAGACACATTTTCCTCAACCTTGGTAAGGGCCGCCTGTCCATCAGGACGAAGAACAGGATATTGTTTCAATCCTTCGTCACCCAAGACACCCTTGATCTGACCGCCCAATGCATCCAATCGCGAACGCATAAGTTCGCCTTCGGTCGAGAGAATTGCCGCGAGCTCCTTCGGGCTTCTGGCGCCATTCACACTTTCAATAAAACGATCACGCTCTGCAACGCCACCAGGCGAACCCGCATAGAACTTGGTGATTTCCTGGCCGTAATGCTGGGCAGCGCCTTTGAGTGCTTCCATCTTGGCTGCCTGCTCGGTGCCGAGCCCGCGGACTGAGTTGACTGCGGAAGTCAGAGGAGCAATGCCGGTATCATAATTTCCGAGTTCAAGTGCCTTCTGACTGAGATCAGCCAAATGACCGGCCGCAGTATTACCAATGTTGATTTGCCCACCTAAAGAGCTTGGCGCGCTCGAACTGAGCTGATTGCGCATCGTCTTGCGGGCGGCAAAACTAGCGTCGTCAACGGACTGGCCGTTGTCCGCGCCGACTTTCTGGGCAATCATCTTGACGGCTTGCGTAAAGCCCTTGCGCGGGTTTCCAGTTGGTGTGGATTTACCATCGATGTAGTTATTTACGGCCGCCTGCACTTCCGGTGAGAACTGCTTGAGATAGTCCGAACCGGTCAAGTTACTATCAATTTGCTTGACGCCAGAGGCGAGGAAACTGCTGGTGCCAGACTCGCCTGAGCCCAATGGCTTCCCGTTGATGGTCTGGTCACGCTCGTTGACAAACCCATATTGCTTGTTGCCGAACGCATCCTCGCCCGTTTGAGTATATTTCTCCTTGTTAGTTAGAGCCTCATTCAAGATGGTTTTACCGGCTTCCGGATTCATCACGGCCAGCATGGCTTTTGAAGCGGCCTCGCGCGGAGACATGCCGCCATCGATCAATGTTTGCTGGACGGCCTTGTATTGAGCACTCAAGTTCTGCTGGGCGAGCGATCTAGGATCATTCCCCGTCAGCCTGGCAATAATGCCATCTGGGCTGAACATCCGTCCGAAGGATTGTCCTCCACCAAGAGCCGGCGGAAGCTCCTGAGGTTGAGCCTGCTGCTGGGGAAGCTGCTGCTGCATGGGAAGCTGTCCCTGCATCGGCTGAGCGTTCTGTGGAATCGCGTCGGTCTGCGGGGTGAACTGCTGAGCATCGCCGATGCGCGGCATCTGATAATTGCCGATGGCAATAGGCTGCGCCTGGTTAGGTGCGAAAGTAGATGGATCGTAATTCGCAGGGTTAATACCCTGAGGGGCCGGCTGATAAGCCGCAGGCGCTCCTGGCAATGCGCCGAAGCGATCGGCAAAGGTGGGGATAGGAGGCAAACCAGCACTCGGCTGGTATTGATCGTTCTGCATCTGACTTTGACGCAGGAAATCCAATAACCCTCCCTGTTGACCGCCAAAGTCGGCGCTTTGGCCAATAAGGAGGTTGTCAAGCAGGCCCATTAAAGTGATCCAAATCCCTTGAGGAGATTACCGATGCCGCCAGAGATCAACCCGAACTGTTGGGCACCTGACATCTGCTGGGTACCCTGTGATTGCCCCGTCGATTGAGAGCCCAAGCCCGCGATCGGAATCCCGATCTGCGCCAGAAGCCCGAGAGCCTGAACCGGAATGCCGCGGCGCTGGGCTTCGGCCTGTAATGTCGCATTCGCCCCCGCATTGGCTGCATCATTGGCCTGCCCGGCCGCTGTGACGCCCTGTCCTTGATTGCCGAGATATTGCTGCTGCAAGCCCGACAGAAGCCCGCTGGTACTGTTCTGGGCGTTGTAGAGCTGTCCAGCAGCATTCATTTGATTGGCAACGTCCTGATTATATTGCCCTGCAATAACAGGCGCCTCTCCGGCCGCTACACCTCGCCCGTAAGCCATCTGGTTGGCGCCAGAGAAATCCCGGCCTGCCGCGGCAAACTGACCATTGACCGAATTGCCAACATCGGTCTGGATCTGCTGCAATTGGGCCTGCAAAGCAGGATTATTCCCCACCATGGAACCGTTGGCATAGGGCGTGAGCTGCTGCTGATAGGTCGAAAGACCGCCCTGGATATTGCCCGCCTGGTTGTTGGCTCCGCCGCCCTGTAGGAGGCTTTGCGCGTAGGACTGAATTGCCGGGGCAAACTGGCTTGCAGACCCTGCGTTTTGCTCAAGCGTACCGAGCGCGCCGGTTTCTTGTCCCGTCAGACCGGTATTGTTTAATCCGGTGACGAGCTGCCCAAGAATGCCTTGCAAAGCAGGCTGAGCTTGCTGCCAAGGCGCAGTTGTGGATTGCTGTGTGGTTTTCGATGAGGATTCTCCGCCCATTATATTTTTTCCATCATTTCAGGCCCAGCAACGATAACAGGCCGCCCGATTGAGGCTGGTTCTTCAAATAATCCGACGTGTCTTTTTCCATGTAATCGTGCATCTGCTGATAACGATCATCAGCCTGCTGACCCGTTGGATAGGACGGGAAATTCTGCCATCCCATATTCTGAACGTTCTGAAGAGACTGCGGATTTGCTATATCCATCACGCGCGATGGATCATTTGGATCAGTCCATTTTTGTGATTGAATCTGACCGTTCCAAACGGTCGGAACATTGTAGTACCGGCCATTGTGAGGCTCAACGGACTGATAAAGAGTCGAACGACTGCCATTTAGATTGTTTACGCCTCCAGGACCACTCAGGTTAGCAAGGTGCATCTGATAGAGCATCTGCTCTTGCGGCGTTAAATTCATGGCGTCTCTGGCAGCAACGAAATTCGGCGACGTGGGACCAGCCGCTGGTGCTTGAATGTTTGGAAATATCGGAGCCGCAAATGGATTGTAATTTGGTATGCTTCCCATCAGAGTACCTTTTCCAAGATCACATTTTCAACCCGATAGCCATCCAGCACGCGTTGCCATCCAGGTCGCCCAAAGATGCGCATGCAGGCTGCTCCCTCATCCTTCGCGTATTTCTCAACCTGTTTGAAAAGAGGGAGCCAGCGATCACGCTGATATCCTCCGCATGCCGTCAGAATACAGACCGTCCGATTGTCGATCTTGATCAGATGCGTTGTCGCCGCGGCCTCTATATCTGGCCCATGAACGGCCAGCCAAAGAAGTTGATCGCCCTTGAGGACCTGAGCCTCGAGTTCGCCGAAATCGCTCAACCCGGTTCGGTCGGTCGCGCTCTTGATCAGTCCTTTTGCCAGTGGCCAGATCCTCGCAACGAGGGCTGGATCGACACAAACAAGGTCAGCCAAGAATCGCCCAAAGGAACGTGCGGCTGGCTACTCCGCTGGAATGCGTGATCGTAAAAGACCCGTTTGCCACTGCTGACACGTACATCGTACCGTTCCCGACCTCGGTAGCAGCATTGGCCGTCATCGGCGTCAGGATCGGCGTAGAGCCCATAGCGATTATTCCCGCCTGCGTTGGCGTCACAGTTGTCGTAGTTCCCGACGATGCAAGGGTTACCGTCCCGGTCGCATTCGATCGACCGGCCGCCAATTGCTGGATCGCGAGGACAATTTTCTTGAGATCGGTTTCCGTAATCCCCGGAACGAAAACCGTCAAAGCTCAGCACCTGGAGATAGATCAGGCACGATTCCAGCCGCAAACGTCCAGGTCGTTCCCGCCGGAATCCTGACCTTGAACAGGCAATACCTCGTGTCCCGCATGATATCGACGCGGCCAGTCCTCGAGCTGGCAAGCACTTCCGAGCTGTTGATCGAATTGGCGCCCAACTGCTTGTCCCGATAGCTCAGCGAACCATAAACCGTCGGCGAATCCGTGATCGGCCTGAAACCCCTGATATCCAACCTCGCCTCATCCGTTCCCTGCTCTCCGGTAGTGATCGATGCCTCAAGACTAGATCCCCGGAAGAACCCTAGAATATGCGAGCCGTTGAACTGCGCTATTTCCGGCTGCACCGCGGTCGCATAAGCATCCAGGCTCAATGTCAATGCATCCAGAGATGACGAAATGCTGTCCAGGTTCTCGATGGTCAAGCCGGTCTGCGAAATCCCCAAAAGATACTCGCCGCTGAAATTGATCTGGAAAAACCGGTCCAAAGCCGGGTCATAACCCAGGATCGTATCGTAGAGCCCGACTTGGCCCGAAACCGATTTGTAGGCCCAATAAATCCGTGACGACCTCGGATCGGTCGCGCCCATGAAGAGCTGAAGATTGCCCTTGTCGAGATCGTTGATGAAGGTCCGATCAACACGTTCCCGGCCGATCTGCTCAGGAACCCCGCCTGGCGCAATCTTGTGAAAACCTTGCCCGGCATAGAAGTAGATCGTTTCGCCTGCCCTAATGATTGAACCCGGCGCAAAAAGACCTTTGTCCTGAGTTATGCGGTCGATCTGGAAGATGATCGGCGAACCCGGAACATAGGACATTCTCCGGATTGCCTGATCCTGGAAGATGATCCCGAATTCACCTCCCGCCACACCACGAACGATTCCGCCGTCGGGGAAATCTTGGAAATCGGAACTGTTAACACCTGATGTCCAGGTCGTAGTGGCGTTCAATCCCGACCATTGGATGCGATAGGGATTCGAGAGAAGCCCAGAGAGCACGAGAAAGCGACCGACCACGCTGATATAGGCTGCCTGTGGAGGCGAACCAGCGCAGTTCGCAAAGGCCGTGGAAGACGAGAGGTCGAAGACCTGCAGGACGGCATTTGCTTGTGTTGCGAACACCAGATTGCCGAATTGCGCGAATAGCCAGTTGGCGGTTGATGAGACTGCGCTATAAGTCCCAGCTCCCAGCGAGACATCCGTCCAGCTATAATCTGTATTGTTGAGCTTGTAGAGCTTGGTTGACGTTCCCGCAAAAACAATGACCGATCCATCGGACTTCAGTGCATAGAAGCCACCGCGGCAGATCGCAGGGAGTGCCTGTGTGAATGCAGAGAAATCGGGAAATGGACCGTATCCATCGCCGCGGGGAATGACGTTCGAGATATCAAAGACCGTGGTTGATTCGAAGTCGCTGGTATCAGGAACCCACGGTCCGTATTGAAGAAGCGGCACTATGTTTGCTCGTAAATGCCGGTAAGGACAACCGCATTTGCGCTAGCGATGTAGGTGGTATTGTCGTATTTAAGAATGCTGGATATGGTCGTGCCGCTTGCCAGGATTCGACCAAAACCTAGATTTCCAACTCCCCCAAAGTCCTGAGCAAAAACAGCAGCATTGCGATTAGCCGTGCCGGTTGGCAATGCGATGGACATGGTGCCGGCGGCAGTGCCCGCCGTCGTGATTGTGATCGTGACAGTGAAGTGAACTAGCTTACCGATCGCATACCATGCACCCGCCGCACTGACACTGGTAAATGATCCCGAGCCAGGCGTGACGGTTGGAGTCCAAGTCGTCCAAGCTCCTGCAGTATTGCCAAGACCTCCATTGGCTGTTGCAAGCGTGCCGGTAACGCCCGTCGAGAGTGGCAATCCCGTTATATTAGTTGCCGTACCAGATAAAGGAGCGCCCAAAGCACCGTTGAAGGTAACAGGAGCTCCTGCGGAACCAACATTGAGAGCTAAGGCAGTTCCAATCCCCGTGCCGAGACCGGTTATGCTGCCGACGGCGGGCTGTATCATTTGATTGGCTACAGCCGTAATTAAGCCTTTGCCATTCACCGTGAAAGTCGGAGACTGCGTAGTACTTCCCCACGAGCCTACATTTCCGTTGACCGTGGCTAAGGTCGTCGCAACCGCACCTGCACTGGTCGTGATATCGCCCGTGAATGCTGGCATTCGAGCAGCCACAACAGTACCACTCGTCAGGTTGGTGGCATTCGTCGTATCGACGTTCGGGACATTCTCTAGCCCCGTGACGGTATGCGTCGCATCCCATTTCGGGCCGTCAACCAGCACATTCGGATTGGCAACTGCGTTAGTCAGGCTGGCGTGCTTGATGACAGGCGTTGCCATCAGAGATTAGTCCATGTTTCGGCTTGTTTGGTTTTTACATCCCAAATGCCGTCAGTTTCGCCAGTATCGAAAATGGGGGCGCGATCGAACACATAAGGATCAAAAACACGGATTGCCTCGGTTTCAGCAGTCCACACTTCAGCCTGCTTGGTCTTCGGAGTCCAGGTGGTCATGGTGTCACACCAGATGGTCGCATAGCCATTGGCCCCGAATTGAAAGTTGAAGTAAGACCGAGATTGTTCAGATCGTCCAAGGCCGTCTTGAACCCTGCACCCCAGACCTGAATGCGGCCATCAGCCTTGATGTAGGGCGAGGCTTCCAACAGCGTGCCATAGAGATACGCGTCAGGCGCCAGAGTAAGTAACCAATTGGTTGAATTAGACGATAGAGGCGGAAGGTTCGCTCGATAGACCATCTCGATCGTGTAATTCTGGTTTGGCGTCGGGGCCAATTCCATCTCAGTGCCGAAGATCGTGAAGAACGCGGGCTGATTGGCTACGTTTCCGCTAGAGGTACGATATTCGTCCAATTGCGTGCCGGACTTGAAATCCAGATGAGGCTTTCCGCTAACGCTCGACAACCTCACCCGCCGCATGGACTGGAAATCGCTCGGCAGCGAGATCATTTCCGGCTCGGTTGTCGTCGTGTCAATGATCGTAGTGGCCCGAGTTTCCATCTGCCTGACGAACAGGTCACGATTCATCTTGGCTTCGAAAAATTGAATGAAGGTTGGGATACGCGCGATCAACGTCGTGTCCTGATCCCTGGCAAGATATTCGACAGCAGCAGATTGCAGAGACGTATAGTCGGTAATCACGATCAGTCGACTTCTGTCACGTTCAAAACACCGCCGGATGAGACCTGAACTGCTGAAATCTTCTCCCCCGGATTGACGATAATGTACTCGGCTGACAATCCCGGGAGATAGCAGTCGGAGGTCGTTGCTGTCGGTGCCTTATCGACCTTGATGTAGCAATCCGTCGTCGCAAGAACTCGGATGCGCTGCACACCGTTTGAAAAACCGCTCGCAACGGCCGCGGCGGTTCCCGTGTACGTCGCGTTTTGAACCAGACCAAGCCTGGCAACGCCAATATATTGCATATTATTTCCACCCCATGATCAATGCAGGTTTATCGGTTCTCAGATAGGCATAGTCCGGGTCTTGCAGCTTTCTCGCAATAATCCCGTCGAACTCATCTGAGTACATTTGAAGCGAGATATTGCCCTTCGCCTGCTCTTCATAGAACCATTGCAACATCACAGCATTGGGAATGCGCGCGATCCTTCGTCCCCAATCGGATTGCTGCGTTTCCGCACGCTGGCGCTTGTTCAGATCCAGGATCGGTTCAACGTCTTGAACATTGACGAAGGTGAGTTTGTTCTCACCCTCGTCAATGAAGAGCTTGCGTTCCATCAGGGCGTCGGTAGCTGTGCCGCAATGGATTCGGCCTGGACGGCGAGATCGTCCACGGCGTGCTGTTCGTCAGGCACAGGATCAGGTTTTGCCAATAGCGCGTCCACCTTGAGCTTGATCTCTGCAAGAGCCGCGGTCAGTCGAGTATAGTCCGTCATCACGTCCTCCTTTTATCCTCTACGAACTACGGCATAGAAATGCACTGGTCCGCCAGAAGCGTTACCGCCGGTAACAGCGAGCTTGATCACATCGCCTTCCAAACAAGTATTTGCAGCGGTGATGACCGAGTTTGACACAACGCCGTTTGCGACGACCCCCGAGATGCTGGATGCATCGAGATCACCGATTGCCGATGAGCTGAAGGCGATAACATATGCACCACCAGTAATGGCCGTGCCGGCAATCGAGGGTGTGACAGTCGCATCAGCGGTCGAAAGAACACTGCCGAGCATGCTTCCAATCTCTTTGACCGAGCCCTTGAAGGGAGCCCGGATTACAGCGCTACCTGCTGCGAGATTGGCCGCTGAAGTGGTAACCATGACCTCATCCAAGGGATGAGCGATAGGAAGAGCCATTTAAGTCTCCAAAAAAATAGGGCCCGAAGGCCCATAAGGTTGAGGGAGAAGGCTCTTACGAGCTCGTGAGATCGAAGACGCCAGCGGAGGCCTTTTCATTGCGCGCTTCCAAAGCGTACTGGCTCAGTACCGTCCTCGCATCCGAATCGCCGGTCTTGGCGAGATTGAACGAGAGGAAGTTGCGGCCCGGCAATGGGGCATAGGCCCATTTTGCCATTTCCAGCACGAGGACATCCCGGGTCCGCATGAATAGGTCCGGGACAGCCTTCAACTGGCCGAAGTCCGACACGTAGACATCGACAGCCGCGGTGATCTTCTTGTCTTCCTGGTCCTGGAACGGAGTGCCGCGACCAGTGAACATCGAGAACGCCTGCTTGTTGAAGGAGCCCATCAGGATCGTGGTGGGACGGCCTCCGGTATCATAGGCCTTCTTCAATGCGATCTTGAGATCGTTCTCAACGAACGACCGCTGCGTTGCCGAGTCCACCCGGAGAGACGTTCCATCTGCCGCAGTCGGATCGGCACCAGTGCCGCCGCCCTTGACGGTGTTGGTCTTGATCCATGACAGTACGTCCGCGGTTTTCGGAGCCGTGGACGAATTGCCCGTGACCTTGGCCTGATTGGCGCCGGTCAGAATGGCCTCCAGATCGCGCCGAAGCTCCATGCCCTTGAGCATGACCTGGTAGTCCATCTCATTTCCACGGCCGGCATGCTCAACTGCCTGTTGGGTACCAGTGACACGCGGTGTCTTGCGCGAAATCTGGCAGATATTGCCAAGACGAACCGTCGCCGTGGCGGCATCCGCAGCATAGCTGTCATCACCTTCAAGCTGGGCATTTGAAGTCGAAGCGGCAGCCAACGCTTGGGTCTGCCATTCGTGGTTGGTAGCAGCAGCCTTGCTCTTTTCGATGCCGGAAAAGAACGGGGTCTCGGTTGGGTCAATCCGATAGATGCGGTTCGACAAGTCTTCCCGGTTGCCAATAGCCGAGAAGGTCGTGAAAGCAGAAGTTGCGAGAGTCATTGTAGACCTTTCTAGCGACTGGCAGCTTTTCTCTCAAGCTGAAGGATCTGGGCGCTGAGGCGCGCAGCTTTGTCACCGGTCGCAGTGTTAAGTTGACGTTCGAGGGTTTGGATCTGGGCCGCTACGCTTGACGTTGCAGGCTTGGCGGTTCCTGGTCGCTGAACTGGCGGGAGATTGGGCTTGGCAGCAGCCTTGGGAGCATTTTCGATGTCCCGAAGTTTCACGGAATCGGCGAGGAGCCGCTGCACACGATGGTCATAAATGGCGAGCTTTTGCTTGCCATTCGCCAGTGCAGTGAGTTCGCTGTCCGTAAAGCCGAGTTCTGGAAGTAGTTCCTTCGCTACCCGGGTCATCAGTTTTTCGGACTTGTCCTTATCCGCAAGCTCAGGGATCAATTCAGCCGCGCGAGTATTTTCCTTCTGGACATAGGTTGCCCATTCGGATTGCTCGGTGGCCTGTCTTTCCTGCGCGATGCGGTCCGTTTCCTGTTTCGTGGCCTGCAACTGCATCTGATGCACCTGCCATGCCTGAAACCGGAACGGGTCTTCCGCCTGCAGCTTTGCGACATCCTGCATAGTCTTGATGTCGGCAAAACTCGCCTGGTGAGCGCTCTCCAAGGTCTGGAGAAGCTGGGGAAGCTGGGCTTCGTATTGCTGCTTTGCCTTCTCCGCTTCTGCTCGCGCGGCTTCAGCAGCCTTGCGAATGTCAGCGGCCTCGTTTTGGCTACGGCGGATTGCGGAATCTCGTTCCTGTTCGCGCTTCGCAATTCTCTCTTGCGCCTCGCGAGGGTAGGAAGCCCACTCCTCGTCCAACTCCTTCGCCCAAGACCTCGGTCGCTCGATTGGCGGAATTGCTTCCGGTTCGGCTTCCTTGGTTTCGCCGGGGTCCGTTTCCAGGTCGGCGTTGCCCTCGACAGGCAATTCAGGTTCTGCGGTCGCGGATTCCGCGCTCTCGGCAGGCGGCTTCTCACCGCTCACTAATTTCTGTCTGTCCTCGGTCAAAGACCGGACAGCATCATCAAACGATAAAGTCGCGGGTGCATCAGACGCGAGCGGAATGCTCGGCGCATCGGCCAGTTCGGGGTCCATGGATGTCCTTTAGGTTTTCAATCGGTCGAGTTCAGCCTGGGCAAGCTTGCCGTTGCTGACGAACATTTGCAGCGCGTCACGATGTTTTCTGTTCGCATGGATCATGCGCCAGCACATCTCACGGCCATCCTGATCCCTTGGCTCAGATGCGATCCAAGCGGAGACCAGATTAGCCTCAATCCCCTCATATGCCATAATGAGGGTTTCATCATTGAGTAGCTGCTGGGCTTTTGCAGCCAGGTTCGTAGCGTCAAGCAGCCGATCGTCGCTCACTCAGCATGTCCTTCAGTTGATCCCTAACCTGCCTGATGCAGGGCTTCCAGTCGCCCTGCTTTTTCTGCCGGATGACCCGCATGGAATCGTACCAGACCGTCTTTTGGCTGTTTCGATTCCAGCGCCAATCGCACGCATTCGTCGCCAGCATAAAAACAGGCTTGCCAAGAGCTCCTGCGAGATGAGCTACCGCGGTATCGACGCTGACAATGACATCCAAAGCCTGGATCAGTCTCGCTGTGTTTCGCCATGTCGTGGCGAGGGGCTCGAGATTGGCGACAAAGCCGTCGTAGCCAAGATTTGTGGTCTCAAGTCCTGGATGGCCTGCTTGGAGCGAATAGAAAGCGGCTCCAGGTAGGTCAAACAAGGGGCAGAACTCAGTGAAAGCAATGGAGCGATGAACGTCCATCCCGTAGGCTGGATTGCCTCTCCAGACGAGCCCAACATTTAGCTTTCCTCTCAGCGGTATTTTCGCTGGCTCGGCTTTGAAGTACGGCCTGCCCGAGGCCTTAGCCAAGTCAATACCGACACGCCAAGGTACAGACATGCTGCCAATAACAACATCGCAATCGAAAGGACCGGAGAGCGGGACAATACCGTCAAAATCAATATTATCGGCAACAAGGTCAAGAAGATCGGGAACGGGTCCGCATAGAAGGACCTTAGCCGCGCCCATCTCTCGTAAACGAGGAATGTAGCGGCAAAACTGGATAAAATCTCCCGAACCTTCCTCATGGTAAACTACCACGGTCTTGTCGGTAAGGTCTTCACCTTGCCAGTGAACAACATCAGGCGGCAGCTTGGCCTGCGAGATCAGGTGGCCCCCACTCTCATGCAGCTTCCAAACTGCCGCCTCTCTCCTGACTTCAAAAGCCTGTAACCCTGACATCAGGTCTCCGCTCGCCAGGATAGCCAAAGCACGATCCTTCAAGGTATTCGGATTTGGCTCGATATCGTAGGATTTCTGATACCATTCCGCGGCTTTGTGGTTTTCACCCACAGCCCGATAGGCAACGCCTAAATGATGATAGACTTTGGCTCGCCAGTCATCTGGCGTGATTTTGAGACAACGATGATATATTTCCAGCGCCTTTTCGAACTCGCCGGCCCTGTGAAGACCTGAACCATAATTGAAAACAGGGCTGATATCATTCGGAGCCAACTCAAAAGCCCGTTTGGCGAGCGGCAGATAAAGAGCCGCGTTTTCCTTCTTCTCAGAGATCAGCGAGAACTGATCGACAAGGGCAACAGCATCATCAGGATTACGGATCAGCTTATTACAGGTCGCGCGGTACTTCTCGACGTTCACTGATTTTTCCTCTTGGAAAATATCAAGCCGCTTCCTTCACAACACCGACATTCTCAAGCGTTTTGTCACTTTCGTGGATTGCCAGGATATTCATGCCGTTCGGGAGCACCCGATAACCCTCATTCCGCAATGCGGCAATGATAGTGTCCTTGTCCGACTTGATCGTTTCCACGAACAGGATGGGCTTGCAGCGCGCGATCGTCTCAGCCGCACCTTGGAGGACCTCCGCCTCCATTCCCTCGACGTCGATCTTGAGCAAATCCAACCGTTCCAGCTTCAGGCTGTCGATCGTAATCTGCTTTACCGTCGAAGTCGGCTTTGCGTAATCCACCGCTTGACCAATGAACGCAGTTCCCATCCGAGCGCGAAGCTCGAAAGAGCCAAAACTCCCTTGAGCACGATAATCAGGCTCGGGGAAAGATAGCTCTCCACATTCCTCTCCCAGAGCCGCCCAGATGGCCCGTGCATTGAAGCAATTCTGAAGGGTCAGATTTCCCGCAAGGGCATAGAATATCCGCTCCTGAGCTTCGACAGCGAGGACAGAACCCCAATCCCGCATATGCCGGGACCATTCGATGGTGTGAACCCCGATATTGGCCCCAGCATCCAAAGCCACAACACCATCCCCAAAATGATTGCGCCGGCAAAGCAAAAGGTTCTTCAGATCATCCACATCACGAGGATCATAAGCACCGTTTTCCATGATCTGAGCGCCGACACCGTAGAAATCCCCGGTGAAGGTGTGATTGTAGTCCATACGGTTGACGAGAATTGGGCCGTGATCGGAGGAAACCAGGCAGAAAGCTATCACTTGCCACCATTCGGAGCGCTCTGCATCTGCTCCATCTTGGTATCGTGCGCGTGTGCAGTTGCAGCAATGCCTACGACCTTCCCGGCCATGTCCGCGTGGTGCTTCTGCTGATCGTGCCGCATTTTCTGCTCGGCCTGGATCGCCTCGATATGCGCGTTGATCACAGCTAATTTGGCATCCAGTTCAGCCTTGACCTTCGCAACCTCGATATCCGCCTGCGCCTTGACCTGCTGATGGATAATATCAGCTTGACTCTTCGCCTGATCGCCTTGAGCTTTCTGCTGGGCGATCTGAAGCTGACCCTGTGTCTTGACCTGTTCAGGACTTGGTTGAGGTTGAGGAGGCGGATGCAGCAATTGTCCAGTTTGAGGGTCTTTGGCTTGCGGATCATTGAAGAACTTGTCCGCGTTCTTGTGGCCAAGAATCTTGCACAGCTCAGTAGCTGTATTCCATAAGTTGGTGTCATCAACCAAGTTGGGCTTGCCCCCCGCCAGGATTTTCTCCTGAACCTGAGCGACCGCCATCATTCCTGCGAACTGCTGGGCTTTCCCGCCTGATCCAAGCCCGACATTGATAGTCATATCATCGCGGGTTTTCCAGTTCCTTGGATCAACGGGAATCCAGGTATTGCGGAGCCTGACTGTTTGCTCTTCCTGCCCATGCGATCGAATGGTGTGATGCAGCAATGAGAAGATATCCCGCACGCCTTCCGCTATGATGCGAGCGATTAGCTTCATCCGCATCTGAGAGGCCGAGAAAACTTGAGCGACTGCGGTAGCAGATTGGTTCTGCAGGGCGTTCGCGTCTAGTCCCTGAGATTGCTTGCTGACACCCGTTCGTTGCTCGAGCTCGGCATCGATATACTGCATCATGGGATAGATTGAGGTAGTGATATCGGGAACAACCTGCCAGTTGAGACCTCCAGCAGTTTTAGTTCTAACAACCCCGCCTGGTCTTGAGACCAGCAAATCGTCCAGCGTGTTGGGTCCCGCATTTGCTTCGGAAACTTCAACCCTGGGATTGTTGTGAAGGTAAAGATTGTCAAGTGCGCCTCGCTTTAACGCCGTCTTCTCCCTCTGCAAAGGCATGACCAGATCGGCGATCGACCGGCCGAAGAACCTATGCGTGATCGGAACCGGAGTCGTTGCGGCGAACGGAATGACATCGATCGGCTCGATGACCTCTTTGCCGTCCTTCCTGAGGATTTCGCCCTGATCTCCTCCCGTCACCACCATGTACAAACAGGGCTTGCCTTTGCCCTCATAGTCCATTCGGACATAATGCTCGGTGATCTTCGGAATCTGGGCAGATTCGTTCATCTCCCCAGCGTTGAAATGCTCCTGAACACTATCCCTTGAGATCGTTTCCGGGTCTTGATTGCCCATATACGGCGTGAGCGACCGAATTTGCTCCGCATCAAAGCCCTCAGTGATCAAATCTGAAACGGTCTTGGTGACAACCTCGTGAAAGCAGTAATTGCAGGTTTTGACATCACGAGCAGCGCGTTCAATACCAAATTCCTCGGGAGGAACCCCGAGAACGCGAGCGCGGGCAAGCTTCTTGGTAGTGACGATCGTTATATCGTGGGTTCGTAATGCCTTATTTTGCGCCATGGGATTTCCCAGGACGGACTGACCTCCAGCGGGAGGCGCATAAGGAGCGTTCACCTATAGTAAACCGAGGCGAAGACGATGCACAGCCCACTCATGATCATAAGATATCCAATCAGCACATATTGAAGGCCACTCACGATACAGCCTCACTCGCCGGCTCATTAATCGAATGTTCGACGATCTTCATCTGCCCGTCAGATTGCATGACCTCATGAGACAGCACCATGAACTGGTCCTCCGAGAGACCGTAATAGGTCTCTCGCTCCTCGCGCTCTTCTTCTTCCCACCAGACCTTCACAAACCCAACCTTCTGAAGCAGCGCATCCTTGATGAAGGAATACAGCACCATAAAACCCGGATTCTGCTGCATGAACACATGGTTCACATAATCGGTTTCCTGCTGCGCCGCAGGTTCATCCTCAGGACCCACAGGCTCGAATCTGACAACTTCGTCAGATCCAGCAAAGATATCCATCAGGCTCGGCATCAGCCCTTCAACAGCGTCCTGAACGTCCGTGGAGACTGCTCTGGAGCGCCCCTCCTGAGCCGGCATATCCCGGGACATATTGCCGAGATAATAGTCCATGGCCGTCTGACGCTCGGTGGATAGCTCCGCTGCATTCATGGCCGATAGCGCATCGGCCTTTTGTGCCGCCAGCATGGGCTGGAGCGCAGTAAGTTCCATCTTAGGCATTAAGAAATGCCCGTCCTTAGCCGCGCATTGCGTCGCTCAAGAAATAGCATCACAACGAAGCGGTATTCTCGCTTCGATAGCCAGAGTACCAATCGCCACGGTATCATCATGCGTAACCCTGATTGGCATATTCGATCTTGCGCCCGAAGCCCGTATTGATGATCTGATTATCCAAGGTCATAGCCAAATATCTGAACGCATCTGCAGCATGACTTGTCCAATCGTGCAGCGGCTTTGTTTTGATCACTTGGCGCTTATCATCATATTCAGCCCGATAAAGCGTCAAAGCTTCAATGCCGCGGGCACATTTGTTTTTGTCGAACCAACAGCGAGGCAGCAACATCACGACGTTGCTGATTCCATCTTCAACACGGTGATCAGGCGCGCGCTCAACAACCTCTGACTTGATTCCAAGCGGTTCAATAAACTCGATAGTCGTCTTTCCCGTTTGCTTTTGTGTCGCCCAAGCATCATGCGGAAAAATATGCTTTGCATAGTTATATGGCTTATTCAGCACCGCTTTCACATCAACCGCAATATCTGAGCCAATGCATTCATAGTAGTCGATCACGTGGATTTCACGGCCGATAACCTGAACGAACCAAATGGCGGTGGCGTCCCGGTATCCTAGATCCCATGCCGTATAGACTCGTGCTGCAGGATCATAGGGAACCCCCGCAATACGGTCTCCCTGCTGTGAGAGAGATGCCATCTGCTTACCGTAGTAAGCACCGATAATTGCCGCCTCGAATGAGCATTCAAATTCCTGAGCGTATTGCTCATCGGTGAGAGCAGTCCTGAGGCTTTCCAATTCTGCGGTCGGAATAATACCTGTTTCCGATGCCTTGAGCGTTCGACGAAACCAGCCTTCCGCTAAAGTTCCATCTTCCATTCGATCTATTTTATAGAACCAATCTCGTCCTGCGGGAGTTCCGATAAAGGTCCCCCAACCCACATAATCAGATAGCGTGGGGCGAATGACCTCGGGCCAAGCTCGAGGGTCCATTTGCGCAGGCTCGTCAATGGTGACCCCATCATGGTAAAGCCCCCGGAGTCGGTCGTAATTGTCAGCACCGTACAAACGTATCCGGGCTCCGTTTGGATATTCA